CTTCAGTCAACTTATGAACCAGGGTCAATGCACGAGGATCATCATAATGCTCCCCATGACGTGCCAAATAGTGGGCAAGACCAATAAAACCTACTCCAAGGGATCTACGTGCCCTTGTAGCACGTTCTGCTGCTGCCACAGGGTACTCCTGATAGTCGATCAACTCATCCAAAGCACGAACAGAAAGATCACAAAGTTCTTCCATCTCATCCAGTTTGTTAATCTTACCGACGTTGATGGCAGAAAGAATGCAAAGAGCAATCTCACCATCGGCATCATCAATATGACGAATAGGATCTGTAGGAAGGGTGATCTCCTGACACAGGTTACTCATGTTCACCTTGTCTTTGAAGGAAGAGTGAGAGTTACAGTGGTCGATGTTCATGATATAAACACGACCCGTCTCTGCTCTCTCTTTCAAGAGGTCCAGAATAAGTTCTTGAGCACCAACAGTTTTTCTTGGGATTCGTGTATCTTGTTCATAACCCAGATATAACCAGTCAAATCGATCAGTACCAAAAGCATCATAAAGATCTGGAACATCGTGAGGACTGAAGAGGGAGATATCTCCGTTGGAGATGAATCGTTCATAGAAGAGTTTACTAATTTGAATTGAGTAATCTAGTCCACGAACGCGATTATCCTGCGTTCCTTTATTATTTTTTAAAACTAGGATGTCTTGGATCTCTTGGTGCCAGATTGGGAAGTGGACAGTTGCTGATCCACCTCTGATGCCATTTTGTGTGCAGCATTTGACAGTTGCTTCAAACTTTTTGAGAAATGGGATAACGCCTGTGTGCTGAACTTCTCCACCTCGGATCTTACTGTTGATCCCACGGATTCTGCCTGCGTTGATACCGATTCCCGCCCTTTGTGCAACGTATCTGCCAATAGCCATATCAGAGCTAAAGATAGAATCGAGGGAGTCATCAACATCAACAAGAACACAGCTAGCAAATTGTCGAAGTGGAGTTCGCACTCCCGCCATGATAGGTGTGGGAATGTTGATTTTGTGTTTTGAGATGGCATTGTAATACTTCCTAATATAAGAGAGTCGAACGTCCTTACTATAGTTAGCAAAAATCGTCACTGCAATCATCATGTACATGAACTGTGGTGATTCATATACTTGACCGTTGCTTCGATCCTGCACAAGGTACTTATCAACTACCTGCTGCAGTCCTGCATAGGTGAAGATAAAGTCACGATCATGATCAATCCATTGACCAATAGTATCAAGTTCTTCTTTTGTATAGTTGTTAAGAACTTGATCATCATAAACACCCCATTCGATGCAACGAATAATTTGTGTGTAGAAATCTGGATGTTCCCAATGCCCATCAAACAGTTGCTTACGAAGTCCAAACAACAGTAAACGAGCAGCAACAAATTGATAGTTTGGGCAATCCAAATCTACAAGGTCAGATGCAGATCTTACCAAGATCTTTTGAATCTCATCAGTAGTAATCCCATCATAAAACTGAAGACCACTATTGATCTCAACTTGACTCGCAGAGACCCCTGCAAGACCCTCACAAGCGGCGTCAACCATCTTGTGCATCTTATCTAGGTCGAGGTTCTCAATACGACCATCTCTTTTTTGAACTTTAATGCCGTTACTCATACTTGCTTCCACTGGGTAAACTTAAGGTTTGCTTCGAGACCATGGTAGGTGTTGGATTCTACCATACTCTGCACGTCATGTCCAGCCAGGATCATGTCGTTTAAATCTTTTTCTTTAATTTGTTTTGGATAAATCACTACTGGATATCCTGCTCTGATTGTCTTAGCAATCTTGGTACAGATCTCTCTGCTTCTTGGTTCATTGTCGAAGACGTATACGAATCGATAATCAAAACTGCTGAGGTCAACATCGCTACCGCACATAGCAATAGCGTTCCCAAGGAAATGGGAGTCGAAGGGTCCTTCGGTGACATAAACTGTATCCTCACTGTTAATTTTATCTAATCCATATACTTTTGGTTTATCGTCATCGAGCATAACTGTAATATACCTCAAGGAAGAGTTTGAAAAAATAGATCTTCCTTGGTATCCAAAGACACCATCTTTGTCTCGTAGAGGAATGATAATTCTTGACTCGTCGTAGCGGGTATCCCTGAATACTTCTTTATGTGTATTAGTCCACTGCTTGAATTTTGGACAGAAATAGAATTGATCAGGTGGCAACTTACGACGTTCAAGGAACTTCCTTGCTTGGTGTGTTGTATTTAGATCTGACACACGATGCAGATCTGAGAATATGTTGGTTTTAAAACGTGGTTTGTCAAACTTAAATTCTGGCAAAGGTATCTTAGTTCCTTTACCAGTGACACCCTCTCGATATGCTTCAAGTACGTACTCATCATACAAAGAACTATCGTGATCCTTAAGAAAATTAGGCAGGGTTCTACCTACACCACAGTTGTGGCACTTAAAGATATACGATCCTTTCTTAGGAAAGAAATACCCCCTTGCACGATTCTTGTTCTTCTTCGAATCGCCGCAATAGGGGCATCTGAAATTGTAGGTGTTGTCTGACTTCTTGAACTTCTCTAGTCGAGGAGAAAGAAGCGAGATGTACTTAGTATCAACGTGAAGCATGAACGAAGTGCGTTTCGTTCATACTAGCAGGGATAGTCGTAGGTGTCAATACCCTGATGATTGGAGGAACCACTTGTAACACTGTCACAATGGTGGCGATGACAGCAGTAGCACCGATAACAAACCTTGTATTTCTATCGGTCTTCTTTTCAAGCGCCTCTATCTTATCAGAAATGGTCTTGAACATACGGTCATCATACTTCTGATGATCTTTAATCATTTGAACAATAGCATCATTCACACGTTCACCTTCATCTAAACGGTTTTCATGGCGCTCAAGAACAATAGCAATCTTGTTGCTATTGTCCGAGATAGTAGAAACTGCTCGCTCAAGTTTGTCGAGCATTTCTTTACTTAGGTCTTCATAAATGTCAAGCTTACTTTCAAGGACCGCTAGTTTACCAAGACCGAATGCCATTAGACAAGATCCACAAACTTGGATGCTCTATCGAAGTCCTCAGAAATCATGTCAGTAAACTTGTCTTGGTTCTCTTCAGAGAGTTCCATCCAAGCAAACAAGAACTTCTCTTGCTGCTCCTCAGAAAGAGTTGCAAACTGCTCATTCAATGCCGTAAAAGCACCTTGCCAATCAAAAGAATTCTTTTCAAACTTTTTATCAGCAGTTTTTGCTACGTCTGAAGCAACTTTCTTCTGACGATCGCTTGCTTTCTTAGCATAATCTTTTGATTTTGCTTTTGATAAAGCTTGAATCTCTTGCTTACGATTCTGTGCTCTCTTTTCACGCTCTTGCTTTTTAGCAAGTTTACGCTTGTTCTGAATCATACGCATAGCAGCACTCACTTCTGAGTTGCTATTGTCTTCCTTCTCTACAATAATTTGTGTGTCTTCCATTGTTTGTTCTTTTAATCTAGCGTTTTTAATCCTCTGGAAAATATCGGTTCTAAACTTTTTTCTTTTCTTTCTCACTGGAGGTTCATCGGGAGGAAGACCCGCAATGGCACCAGAACTGGCACTGTTTGTAGGGACTTCTTCAGTATACAATATTCCATTATTTTTAAGGGTGTACACTTTCATAATTTTTGCAACTCCTCTGTGCAATATTTATCTGATGGTATATCATCTAAAACAGAATGTATTTCTGGATATCTATTCAAGTAAATCATAAAACTTTTTAAAATAGACCAGTATTCTTTTGATGTTTTATAGAACAACAAAGGAGTTGCTGCATCACCAAATACATTATAAATGACAATCATATGATTTAGTATTAAATGAAGTTTTAAATTACGACTTTTGACATACATTTTAAGTAATCTTTTGAGATACTTAAATCTTTTAATGTCATCAAAGAAATCCTCTTTTGTTACCGCCTGAGGATTATCATAATGTTTAATTGCAAAGAAGAGGTAGTTATCCTCATTCAACTCATCAAACTTCATTTATCATGCAATAGCAAGAGTGTAATCAGTTCCTGAACCACCAGCGCCAACTACGTCGCCAGCAACGAATGCCAGGTCAGAAGCATCAGTGCTGCCAGCATCAAAGATTGTACCACCAGCAAGGTTGATTGACTGAGCACCAATGCTCAGGGTCTCAGTTGCAGAAGGAACAGTGAAGTCAAACTCAAGACGGTTTGTACCAGTTCCACGTGCATAGGTTGCAGTAACAGCACCAGTTACACTACCAGTTACATCCAGAGTAGGTGAACCAGTTACGTCTACTTGCTCGTTGTAGATAACAACAACAGTGCCAGTATCGGTCTGAGCGAGTGCTTCCTGCTCAAAGAATACTGCAGTGATGTCACCAGCAGCAAGAAGGTCAGATGCACCGTCGCCACCAAGACCACCGATTGCTACCAGAACTTCATCCCAGTAACGTGCTGTTGCTTTGTCTGCTCCTTTGTAATGACGAAGGACCCATCCCTGCTCAGTTGCGAAGCAATCTTCCAAAAGACCATTCTTGTTTACACGATCCAACCACTTTGGCTTGGACTCGTCTGCTGTAGATTTTCCCCAGAGAGGCATCGTTAAACTCCTGTAATATACAAATTAATTTTGCTATGAAATATTTATAAAAAAAGGAGGGTTAGACCCTCCTTGAGATCAAGCTTCTTCAGCAGGAGGGAAGAGTGCTGCTTCCAGTGCTTCTACAAGTTGATCGTCAACTTTATTGTCTGTTCTAGATACTGCTTTCTTTGCAAGACCCAAGATAAATCTCTTGATAAGATCATCAAGATTATCGGGAATAGCATCAACAGCAGAATCGATTACTTTAATTGCCAGAGGTACTAAAAATTTTGCCATGATAATAATCAATGGAGGACAAATTATATATCACTTCTTGGCGTTCTTATTGGCAGTAGCATACATTACTTGCTTTGCCTTATCGCCATAACGTGCTTTCAAATCACCCATGTTCTTCTTCATACCCTTGACAATATCTTCTTTCTTCTCTTGGTCAACTTCTTCGTTGACTCCATCTTGATACTTACGACGCTTGACTTTAGATGCCTTCTTTGCTAAGCAAGATTCACATCCACAATCTTCCTTTTCAGAGCATGTTCCACACTCTTCCTTCATATTGTTAGCACCTTTCAGTTTCTTGTTCTTGTCAAAGACACTATCAGGATCAGTGTTATCCTCAATTTCAGGATTAACTTCTACAAACTTGCTTGCTTTTTCAGAGAGTTCATCTCTCCATGAAGAGAATCCTTCTTTCTTGGTTCCTTTCTTTGCCTTAATAGCAGCAGAAACCGTAGCACGTCTCTTCATCAGATATGAATCGGATGCATCCTTATCACCATCGTTGTCTACATCGCCATCTTCCTTACCTACAGGATCAAGTTTCTTCTTCTCACCAAGAACTTCTTGGTTCTTCTTGATGTTGACAGCGTGCTCGTGCATCTTCTCAACTACAATTTCCAGTTCAGTAACAGGAACGTTTCTTAAAACTTCTCCCTCTTCGCTGATCAGATCATAATGAGTTACAGTTCCATCCTCAAGCATAGTGTGCTGTTCGGGGATGCAGAGATACTCTTTACCTTCTTTCTTTACTTTAGCAGCACAGTTGTGCTTCTTAACCATTTTACCCGACTTAGGATCCTTTTCAAAATACTCAACCATGTCACCTTCGGGTTCAAATCCTGCCTTGACACAGTTATCTACGGTCTTACCACCCTTCTGCTTGGTGCCAGCAAGTTTGTATCCTTTCCAACATGCCTTGCCATCAAGACCTTTCTTCTTACCTTCGCTGATAATTTCAATATATTGAACAGCAAGATCTTTCATACGCTCAGTTCCAAACTGAGTGTCGATTGCTTCAATCAAGTCATCATCTGTAGTATTCTCTACAATAATTCTATCTACTTTGGATGCAATCTCTCTTTGCTCAGAGACATTCAACCCAAGCATCCACGCTGATAATTCTACAGTGGTATTCATCTTCTCTTCTTTAATCGGTTTAGTTTTATTTATACGTTGCTTGACTTCCGAAGGTTTCTTCCACATATCATAATCAGATCCAGGGCACATTTCTTGAGTGAACTTTACAATCTGAGGACTACCCACTAAACGATTATCAGCGTTAGTGCCTGACTTGTTCCACTGTTTATATTCCTTGATATCAGTAACCCATGACCTAAACATGTCACCTTCCTCAGTGATAGCAATCACATAGTTAGGACCACGACGATGGACTTTACCAATCGCTCCATCAGAATTCTGTACATACGAACCAACCTCGTACAGATTTCCATGTCTGTACGAGGTCTGTGTTGCTTTCGTATTGAAATTAGTAAACTTCATCAATCGTTTTATTTTTATTTATTACTTAAGAAAATTAAAATTATCATCATCAAGACCAAGACGAACAGAACTAACAACAACTGCACCAATATATAACTCCAGAGCAAATCGATAAACATTGGACTTATCTTGAACTCTAACTCTTATGTAAGAGTCCGTTGGAGAAAATAAAGTAGCACCACAATTAAGCGGATCATTTGCTGTTAGTTTGTAAAATCCTTTACCTTTGATTTGAATGTAGTCACATTTTTTATAGTACTTTCTAATATCTGATGCATCAATTTTAACTCGTACTTCACCTAAAATTCCCTGCAGGGTTTTACTTGCCCTGGTTACATCAGCAGAAACTAACCCCTTAGAGGCAATATCCCATTTTTCATTTACTTTAGTCAAGATTTGACTTGTATTGACAATGGATGGGATTGCAGGATTTTGTTTTGTTGATGGTTTTAATTTCCACCCATTACTATATGTTAATGTTGCAGACCCAAATGCTGCTCCTGGTTTTTCTTTTAACTCAACACCAACAGTAACACCTTTAGCATTAATGATTACATCTGGATCTCCGAGTCCAGTATCTGGTTCGGTTTGTTGAGTGTATCCAGCTCTATTTAATTTGGTAATCATTTGCCGTTCGTAGAGCTGTCCCTCATTAATCGTATCAGATAGAGATCCAGCAACATAATTAAAATAAACTAATACATCTCCACGATCTGGTCTCTTTTTTACTTTCATCAAGTAGGTAGTACTATCAGAGTTTTCTAATGATACAGTAGTTGATTGAGATAAAAAGTTATTAAGTGCCTGGACATTGGAAACAAACTGTTCGAAAGAAACTTGCTGGGCAAAAAAAGTTGCTCTTATAATGTTGTTTTTTACATTCTTAAAAGTAAACTTACGGTGATGATTCATACCGTAAGTTGTTTTATTTTTTTGCCCAGGATCTTTGAGTTCCTGCAATACAGTATTGGTATTAACTACTCTTAATGCCATCTCATAAACACTGTTTATGAGTATTTATTTGTTAGCGGTCACCCGCCGCACGATTCTCTGAGTGATAAACATCAAAGGATCCACCAGGATAACGCTTCTCAAGTTTCTTAACGTTGGTGGCAATCACATCATCAAACGAGACACCCAATGCCATGGTTGCTTGTGCGACATACCACATAATGTCACCCAACTCAATAATGAGATGCTCTCGATTATCCCGATTCCAAGGTTTACCCTGGAATACCATCTTCTTAATGATCTCAAGGAACTCACCACCTTCAGCATTAATCCCAACGCCAGCAGTAAGGAGACGCTCAATATTGGCACCCTCACGATCCAACTCGCCAATACGATCAGCGAAGTCAACAAAGTTCGTTGAACAGTCAGAAGTAACTGCCGAAACGAATTCTTCATAACGATCAAAATTAATCTTGCTCATACTTTTAAATCAGAAAATTTACTAAATTTGGAGAGAATGTTTTCAGAGTGATCGGAGTATTCAAACTCCTCGTGTTTGGTATCGAGGATGTCGTGTTGTGCCGATTGCTCAACATCATACAACCTCATCTTCGATCTGTCAATACCCACTGCAAATCTTTTATGAACAGTGAGATCGTTGTAGCGGTTCTTCAATTGTTTTACAAGAATTTGTCCAAGTTGTTCGGATTCTTCCGTGCTAATAAGGGCAAACATAAGGTCAGCAGTAGCAGGCAGACCAAAGGATTCACTAGTATCAGTGATATCAACATCGCTGCTACCATAACCAGAGCGAGTGGTTTGTGTTGCTGAAACAATAGGAACATTGAACTCAACAGCGAGACCACGAAGTTCTTCAGCGATACCCTTAACGAGGGTGTACGAGTTGACAAAACTTGCTTTAAATCTTTGTGAGGTACATATATTAAGGTAATCCACAAAGATAATATCTGGTCGAAAACTCCTCTTGAGAGACAGATCATTAAGAAGAGACCTAAAATGTCCCACATGAGCGGAAGCAGTTGGATACTCTTTAATGATAAGTTTTCCATTGGTCTTCTTACTTAGGTTCGCTACCTTATTCTCAAACATCTGTCTAGGCAAACTAGCTAGATCTTGAATAGGAACTCCCAAAAGATTAGCATCAATACGTTCTGCAATCTTCTCCTCTGACATCTCACATGTGATGTAGAGGACGTTCTTACCCTGCAGCAATGTTGCAGCAGCAACGTGACACATAAACAAGGACTTACCAACACCAGTGCCAGCAAGTGCAATATTTAATGTTTTGTTTGGCAGACCACCTTTGGTGATCTTATTGAATAACTGAAGATCAAAAGGTATCTTAGATTCTACTCTAGTGTAAGAGTCAAATCGTTCTGAGAAATCTTCAAGATAGTTGTGACCAATCCTATTGTCAAATGATACAGCAATTGCATCTTGAAGAATTGATGGGATTGCTCCCATCTCTTTCTCTTGATCATTACCATCTGCAATCTTAATACTCTCAAGCAGAGAGAGATAGATGGCACGATTGCGACACCACTCTTCAGTTGAATCTGTTAACCATTGCTGATCAACTTTCTCTTCATTAAGATTATTAATAAGAGTGGTTACATTTTGAAAGTCACTTTCAGTTAATGACTTTGTATTCTGAAGATCAACGTGAAGGGATTCTTTGGTAGGACACTTCTCATACTTTGAAATGAATTCACTGATCAATCCATAAAGGACTTGAACCTCGTGATTCTCAAAGTATGATTTCTTCAGGTATGGATATACCTGACGGCGATACTCATCATTGGTGACAAGGTTCTTTAAAATTGTGAATTCAAGTGAGTTCATATGTAATGCAAATAAGATCCTACGATGTACTTGTCATCACTCACTGCAGGTTTACCCTGGTGTGGGTAATTCCAGAGTGGTGGAAAAATTAACAGGCGACCCTGTTTCGGTTTTACTCTTTTATTGATGGAAACAAATTCAGTTTCACCACCTTTGTCTAATGTATTTAAGTACATGAAGAATGCCAGAAATCTTCTGGCACTTGCATGATCACCAACATCAACGTGAGGAGCAAACTGATCATCTGTTCCTGCTCTGTACCTCTTTACTCTAAAGTCCTCAACAGCATACTGCTGGGGTATCCATTCTGTCAACCCAGTACTGCCAGCATATCTAACCAGATACTCCCTAACAATCTCTAAAAGATTCTTAGACATATCTGGTGGCAATGTGAGATGATGAAACTTGGGTCTAAGATCATTGTCTACAAACTCTGGATTAGATTGATTGTAGTGTTCAATAATCTTATCGCATATGGGTTTAGGAATTACGTTATCGTAAACCTTAATGTAATCATCAATTCGTTTCAGTTCCATACTTAAACTCTTGTGATGCTGCCCAGTCAAGTTTCTCCATTACTTCTTCCGTGAAGTATTTCTCGGGATCGGCAAGAATAACAGAAGGATAAACAGAGGATTCACCAACAACGACACGATTGCCCTTCCTAGTGAATACTCCGTACTTCTCACCCAGTTCCAGTAGTCCGTAATACTTGTCCAGTCCACGGGCATCGAAGAAAAGACGTGTTGCAACTTGAGAGTTCTCCTTAGTGAAACGTGACTTGTTTGCTTTCACTTTGATGATGTTACCTACAACATCAGTACCATCCTTCTCTTTAGATTTAGACAAGTACATGATTGTAGATGCGGCATACTTAAGACCACTACCACCACCCATCTCAGATTGATCACCATACATGTTCATGGTCTTGTAGGTGTGGTTGGTAACGATCATGGGAACTTTCAGTTTACCCAGTTTGCTGGTGATGATTCGAAATACTGACTTGATCGATTGGGTCTTAGTCATGTCACGAACCTGCTTGTCAGCAAGAGCATCCTCCAGTTCCTTTGACGATGCTAGCATACCAAGGGAATCAAGCACAATCAACAGGGGTTGTCTATCTTCTTCTTTTGTCTTAAGAAGATTATCAAGGATACGAATAATCTGAGTACGAAACTCCTCAATAGTATCTACTGGGAAATGCCATACTCGGTTTGCATCGAGTCCACGGTTCTTGAATAGATCTCCTGTAGCAGCGGCTTCACTATCAAAATAGAAAACTGCACCGTTAGGATTATTATCAAGAAAGTTTTTAGCGATACCAATTGCATAGAAGGTCTTTCCTGTTGCTTGTTCACCTGCAATGGCAGTGACCCTATTATCAGGAATACCACCATAAACACTCCCACTAAGAAGTGCATTCAGGATATAAGATCCTGTGCCAATAAACTTCTGCTCATCACCAGTAGTGATGCCATCAGAAACAAGTTTGGCATAGTCATTTTTTGCCTCTTTGGCAAGTGTATCAAAGATACTCATACGAATAGAAACTCCAGATTAACTTCTTTTTCTGTCTTCCATCCAATAACATCAAGAATAATCTTGAGTGGATCTAGGAATGATTTTTGGAATTGTAACTTGTAATCTACGTTCTTGCTGATCTTAACTTCTTGTGGGAAATTAGAGATGAACGAAATAACATTCTCTCCCACAATGTTAGGTGTTTGTAGATATACAAATTTGATCTTTTCCCCCTCTTGGATCAGAGGATACTTGTGTGTCAATTTGTTCTTATTCAATTGGAAGTTGTACAGAAGTGCTCCACGTACATGGATGGGACAACTTTTCTTGTACAGCGTAACAGGATCTTTCCATTTTGTCAACCCGTTAACACTCCTAGGAAAAGCAATCTGTTCAGGAGGCATGTTAAAGAAGTCACTCTTAAACTGATCGATAAACGTAATGAGGTCTTCTTCAGTTTTGGTCATGATGATGTTGAGTGCTTCTTTAATCTTGGTCCTACAAGGAGCAGGAGTAGAAGATTTCACTGCCTCAATGCCCATCATTTTAAGTTTTGGTTCTGCATAACGGACACCTTCACTGTCCCATACATTTAGAATGTAGCGTTTCTTTGCAGTCCAGATGCCCTTGTCAGCGATGTTCTCTCGCTTCATGCTCATCTTTTGTTGATATGCCGAAACGTAATTCGCAAGTTCCTGATAACTGGATTCGATGAATGGTTCCAACTTCTCTTGACAGATCTTGTCCAGTATTGAAACAATTGCTGCTTTATCGCCAGACCGATTACTAAAGAATTTAGTAACAAGAGGTCCAAGGTTAAGATAGATACTGTCGGTATCGGATGCGATAACATAATCGACTTCCTCCGTTTGCAATAGGTTATTTAGGTAACCGTTCATCTTATCCTCAATCCAGCGGATAGAAACCTGACCAGAAAGAGTAATTGCTTCAGCATTTGCTAACTTAAAGTATCGGAAATACTGATTACCAATAGCACCATAGGCAGAGTTAAGTTGAATCTTCTTTGCCATCTGAATGTTATTGCAACGAGAGATCTCCTTAACAAGTTCTATACTAGGATTCTTCTCGTTCTCTTGCTTTGCAGCAAGCATCTTCTTCTTAAACTTCACACGGTCATCATACATCTTCTGCATGAGTTGTGGAAGAAATCCCTGGACATCTTTTCGATACTGTGCCCCATTTGCACAAACACAATACTCACCATCAATAGAAATTTCCTTTTTAAGGATTCGATCTACTGTTGCTGACGGGTGTTTGTTCGGAAGTAACGTCTCTGGCGAGATGTTGTATTGCATAATGAGGTGAGGGTATAGGGAGTTGAGGTCAAAACTGACCACCCATTCATACAAACCAGGGACAGGTTCTTTAACATACGCACCAGCGTACTTGGAATCTTTTTCATGGCGTTCGTTCGGGGGAATGACAATCTTTTTACGAGTAAGGTCATTATAGATAATGCTATCCCACATGCGTACTTGATAGTACACATCCTCAAAGTTAACCTTGGCGTCATATGCCATGGTCAATGCCAACTCAATCAACTTCATCTTGTCTTCCAGACGGTCAACAAGCTCTACGTCAATGATGTTGTAATCAACAAACTTTTGCCAGTTCTGAGTATAGAAGTCCTTGAAGGTTTCAAACTCAGAGTGGTCTAGTTTTTGTTGTCCGAGTTCAACGCTGGCAATATGATCCAGTCGATAGGACTCTTGGTTAGTGTAAGTAAACTTCTGATAAAGATCAAGGTAGTCAAGAACGCTAACGCCGATGACATCATAATAAATATGATTCCTTCCCTTGATTTCGACTTCTTTTTCAAAGACCTTGTTCCATGGAGAAAGGGACTTCATGTACTTTGTGGAAAGCACACGATCTATACGACGGCAAATATATGGAACGTCGAACAGTTTGACATTCCAACCAGTCAAAATATCTGGGGTATTCTCTGCCCACCATGCAAGAAAATCTTTGAGCATCTCTTCTTCTTTCCAGAAGACCCGATACTCAACATCATCCCGTGAGTTTTCATACTCACGAGTTCCCCATACAATTAATTTCTTAGTGGTAAAATCCTTAATCGTCAGACACAGAATCTCTTCAGACGTATCTGCAATATTAGGAAATCCGTTTTCAGATGAGGTCTCAATGTCAATAGTGTAAATTTTTAAATGTGAAGTATCATAGTTGATCTCTTCTTCTGGAAATTTATCACTAATGTATTGATACAAGAATCTATCGTTCCCATAGATCTTGAAGTTATCGACACCTTTATACTTGTCGATAAACTCCCTAGCATCTTTTACATTGCTGAACTTAATCTCTTGGGCATAGTTACCATCAAGAGTTTTGTATTCACTTTTAGTATTTGTTTGGGCATAAAGAACTGGAGAAAAGACCTCCTGGTATTGAACACGTTCGCCGTTTTCATAACCAATGTAAAAGATCTTGTCTCCAGAAAGGAAAACATTACTGTAGAAGTTCTTCGTCATCATCAGGTGGGACAATCGCTTGGTACTTGGAGAGGATCTCAGGATCTGGTTCTGCCAGTGTAGCAAGAGATTCGGAATAAAGCAAGACATTCCTTTGCTTTGAGTAGCGGGGGAATGTCCTGAGTTCACCATCTACAATTTCCATGGGGTCTGCCAGGAAACAAGATGGTTCCATCTCCATTTCAGAAATCTGAGAAATCAAATAAGTACCGTTACGAAGCAGGATCAGTTTGACTTCCATCATTAACTACCTCAACGGGGGATTCGGGAACGTCAGAAGGTTCTTCTTCCAAAGGAATACCATTCTTGTTGCAGTAATCTCTCATGATATTATCATGAGGATCATAGATTGTAACCAACCAATCTGCTGGAATAATGAAACTTCTTTGCTTGGCAAGAGGTGCCCAGTGAGTATATCGAACTGAGTACTTGGTTTTAGGTGCAATTGATTCTTCACCCTCAACGGCAAGTTCTTCAGTTTCTGCCTGGAGTTGCATCACAAATGGATTTGAAAGATGATATGCAACAATACCATTGTTTTCATTGTCGAGGATTTCCTTGGCGTCAGAAATAACGTCTTCGCCAGACCTCAGCAGCATAACTTTAACAGTCATAATGATAGATTCTTGTCTTCTAAATTTCTAATGTGGGTTGAAAGTTTGTCAAGGTATCCACGATTGCGTAGCTCTTTGAACACTAGGTTCTCAAGTGCAAACTCTCCACCTTGCTGAATAGCAGATGCTCTCATGTCTCTGATCCTGTCTTTCAGTTTCTTGAGAACTGCTGGATCATCTGCTTGATTTTCGATCAGGTCGTCAATCTTTTCCATCATATCATGAACCTTCTTAAAAAGCAAGGGGTCTGTCAGATCCACTTGCTGCTTCTGAGGTTCCTTGATCCACTTGGTATTCAAAAGAGAATACACTCCCTGACCTGCTGGAAGTGGATCATTGATGTCCTGTGCATAAAGTTCCACAGGATGGGCATAGATCTTGATGTCATGCATCAATGCCCACAGTTGTTTCTTATCTCTCAGATAATCATCTAACAGTTCTGGACAGTTAGCAATCTGAGTTTTATCTACAACCAGATGCAAATCTAAATCAGAGAATCTTGTGTAATTAAAGTTGGCATTACCACCAACTAGAATAATATCTCTGATTGATTCCTGAGGAATCTTTGCAAATTCTGCCCACTTATATCCGATCTCAAGAAGTTTTGTTGCAACTTCTTGCTTGAGTTCTAACCCATCCCAAAATTTTAGGTTGAGTTTATCGTGATACATCAGGGTTAACCTGAGTTCTTGAAACGATTTCACGGATGCTAAATGAGATTTCTTACTATTTATCTTTAACGATTTCAATATTCGGTTCTGTATTGACATCATTTCCGAATACTGCTTTTGCCTCTTCCTGTGGTTTGAGGGTTTGTCCATATGCCTCAAGAACTGACATGATAGGTTCTACGATAGAAACAACCCAATCAGGATTAACTGCAATCTCATCATCATGGGTTAGGG